GTTTGCAAGTTGTGAATCACCGTTAACACTGTCTGACCTTCGTTTGCAGACGCAAACCCAAATGGGGTTGTCTGGGTCAAATCCGCAATCACATAATCGTAAGAAACAGGTAATTTGGCTGTAATGTGTGTTAGACCAGCCGTAAGCGCGGCGCTTTTGGTAACAGGAGTTGTGCCAAAAAATCCAGCAGTGCCACCAGATTTGCCGACAACTGCACCATCGAGTTGAGGGTCTTCAAATGCAATACCAACAGGTCTAGAGTTAGCCATGATTGTTCCTTTAAAAATGGGGGCCGAAGCCCCCATTTAGATTAGGCCACGCGATACAGAGACCAAGTACCGTCGCCTGTTTTACGAGCGCGGAACAATTGTGCTGTACCAGCAGTAGCCGCCACAGTAGCCAAACCTACCAGAGTCCAACCTGTGCCAGCAACCAAAGTGATGACGCCTGAACCAGAACCATCTACGTTCATGACTGACAGGTCAAATGTGCTGCCGACTTTGGCGCTAGACACAGTTGCTTCCAACAATGCCACAGTGGGCAAGGTGTAGCTGGCTGCGCTAGAACCGGGAGAGCCGAGCAAGATGCCAGCAGTAGCTTGAGCAACAGTCAATGTTGCAGTTGCGGTAGCTGTAGCGGGAGTACCCACGTAGCCAAGAACAACTTTGGAGAGGTTGCCGTCACCAACTTGGTAACCGCCTGCGCCGTTAGGGAGTGCCATGATAAATTTCCTTAAAAAAGATTAAAACGAGTGAAAGGGGCCGAAGCCCCGTTTCAATTTAGCCCCACATGCGGACGGCCATTTGTGGACGAATCACGCTGTAGCCGTACAACACGTCGATACGGCAAGGCAGGCGGTCGTTGTTGATGTCGTACTGGCGCACGATACGCAAGCTGATACCGTTGTGAACGGCACGAGCAGCCATGTCAACACCTTGTGGCAACAGCAAGTCAGCAGTTGCAAAGGTGATGGCATCCTTGTGGTACACCAAGTTCTGAGCGTACTGGCTAGAAGCAGCACCCACGAACACGACAGCTTTGCCGCTTTGTGGTAACACGTCCACGGTAGCAAGAGCGTTGCCAGCCGAGTACATAGGGGCCACAGTGATGGTGCCAGCGCCAGAGCCGTTCAAAGTCACGTCAGCAACAGCGACGAACTGGAACAACGAACCAGTGGATTCACGGGTCTGTGGGTTCACAGCGTAGCAGTCAGCAACAGTGAACACGTCGCCCAACTTAACCACGCCAGCGTTGCCGCCACCAGTGATCACGATGGATGTTGCGCCTTCAGCAGTCACAGCAGCAGACAAAGTAGCGCCAGTAGCACCGCGTGAGCCAGTGGTGAACTGTTTGATCGACTGAGACATGTTGATCTCGTTCAGACCCAACACACCAGTGCCCATCATGCCGTTCTTGAATTGCTTGCTGATAGTGTCTGTTGGGTTGAACAGACCTTTCAAGCCTTCAACCAAGCCAGCGTTGGCAGCAGGGTTCACGGTAGCGTAACGTGGGTCCATCACAGCAGCGTTCTCGTTCAGCTTCTGCTGGGCTTGCAACAAGACCAAAGAAGTTGCGGGAGTAGTGCCGGGTGTACCAACGGTGTTGCCGATGTACTTGTAGCTGTTGGCCACGTCAGCATCGATAGACGATGCCAACTGGCTGATACGTGGCTTCAAAACACGCTCTGCAAAGTCGTCCAACTGCATGGTCAATTCAGCAGATGTGAAGTTGACACCAATGTGCTTTTGGCTGGAGACAGTCAAAGTGGTGAACTGTTCGTTGTCGTCCTGAACTTGCAGGGCTGCACCGTCAGTTACCAGAGCGCGGTCGGGCAAACGGATACGCAAAGTTGAACCGATTTTCGCACCTTCAACAGCGAAGCTGTCGTCGTACTGACGGTTCACGTTACGTGTGATGACGAGGTTGTTTTCCAAGATTTCCAGCGATTTGCGGGTAATCATGTCAATGGTTAAGATGCTGTTTGACATTTCAAAAGTCCTTTAAAAATTAGCGATTTTGCGCTTCCCACTTTTTCCGTTGTCGTGCACGTTCGGCTTCAATCCACTGTGAGTCAGTCATGGTCTTCGACGAGCGAGGATCAGTTGTGTCATACACAGGAGTTGTAGCACCACGAGCAGTCACCGGACTAATTGGTGCTGGCGCAGACGAAGTTTTCTTTACAGGAGGATTAGAAGCGATTTTTACTTCAATCTTCCCGATTTCTTTTGCTTGCAGATAGGGCGACAAACTGGCAATTCGCTCGGCCTCTTTGGGGTTTGTTCCAAGGTAGTAAGCTACATCAGGACCAACATCCGAAGACTGGATCGATTCGAGCATGACGTTGGTGATGGGCAGGTTTGGGTTACGTGTGACTTGGTCAAAATCATCGTATTTGTCCCGGGCCTTCTCTTCACTTTCCTCATACACGGCAAGAGTTTTACGTTGCTCTTCTTGGTACTTCCGTTGCGCGACCAGATGCTCGGCTTTGACAGTTGCCAATGCGTCAGCATAGGTTTCGTCAGAATCGAATTGATCACGCGATGGTGCACCTTGAGGCATCGATTGCAGTGTTTGGGTTTCCCTCAAACGTGACTGCTGCTCTCGTTCCCATTTACGTTGCTCTCTCGCAAGCCGTTTACCAATAGCCGCATCGAGTTCTTCCTGCGTGAATACCTTCGACGCTGGTTGTTCCCCTTGCTCACCATCAGCAGTGACTTCCGGCGCAGTCTCAACAGCATATGGAGTGGCCGTCACTTCCGATACTGGCGCGGGTGCTACTTCCGCTAAGTTTTGGACTTCATCAGTCATATTTTCCGAATCCTTGGATTCCTCGGTCTACCGGGCCGATACGGTTTTTCAATCTTACAGCAGATTACTCTGGCTGTGCAACTGCGGCAGCTTCTTGAGCAGCCACGTATGCGGCAATAACTTCATCCGTATGTACAGCAGACGCAATTGCTTGCACTTTGACATCCTCACCACTCACGTCAGCACCGGGCACGACAACGTGACGGTGGAACTTGCTGCTGATCTCAACGCCATCTTCTTTGATATCAGTCTTGGTACGAACTTGGATTGAGCCGTTTTCAGCAATTTCAATCAAATCAACGGAGGTAATTTTTTCCAACATGACATTTCCTTGTTTCCAACCTGACCATCTAGTCAGGCATTAAGTCTGGTGGGCCGCACCAGTACGGTTTTAGGGATGGTTTGCTTTGTATTCCTCAAAATCAGCTTTGAGTTTTTTTACATACACAATTAGGTCAGGGACATATTTGCTGTAATCCACGCCCCAAGGTTGCATCTTCTGACCTTTTTCATTTAACTCATCCGCGCCAACAATAACGGCTGTTGGTTTTACGGCAAATGCTTCTTGAGCAAAAACACCACGATCTACTTCACCCGATGCCTTCCATGTAAAGTCATGAATAATAGTGTTTTCAATTACATCAGTTGTGATGGCAACACCTAAATCATTTTTCAAATCTTGATCTGACGTAGTTCCATAAGTAGTGCCGGAACCACTGGTTTGAATACTACCAACTGCGCCATTTGGATTTTCAAATATAATTTGATTTACACTTGCCGTGCTTGCAGAAGAAAAATTTCTAAACCCTGTCGCAGTTTTTAACTGAATAGCGTTTGTACCTGCAACATAAACAGGGCCACCAAACACAAACTCACCCAAGTTTGTAATTTTTACGGGGGGAAGTGAAATTACACCCGTAAAGAAATTCGATTCCGCATGGATAATTTTTGAATTATCTGAACAAACACCAACAAATGATCCCGCACCGTTATTGTACGAAAATGAGCTAATCTCACTTGAGCCGTTAACGCTGAAAATATATGAGCCAGCCGTGTTTGTTGTAAACCAGTTGTTTTCAACATGAACAACATAATCTCCAATTGTTGCCCCAGCGTTGTTGCTCAAGTAAATGCAGTTTGCATTGTCGTTGTTTTCAAACCAGTTGTTTTGGATGTCAATTGATGACATTCCAGCCAAAGTTAAAGCGCGGGTGTTATTGGTTTCGTAAGTGTTGCCTTGAATTGTCAATAAGTACCCAGACTCAAAATAACAAGATTCATTAATTGCACCGCCATAAGCGTTATAAAATTTATTTCTTGAAATGCGGTTGATGTTTGCAGTGTTTCCGCTTGCTGGATCACCCTTGCAGTAAATGTGACGATGGGATGTTTGTCCAGCAGTTGTTGGTCCGTGATACCCAAAGTTATTTGAATCAATAGTGCATAGAATAAAGTTTCCATACAAACACTCGGTCAAAGATGTGAAAAAATCACAAGTTCGCCAAACGCAATTGCTGGTAAAAGTTGACAAATTGGTTTGTTTAAAAGCTGTGCAAGCAGTCCCAACGGCTTTAAAAGACAACTTTTCAAATACGCAACCGTCAAGAGTTGCATAGTTAAAAATAGACGCACTGTAGCCAACTAAAACTGATTTATTAAAACCACCATCGCCGTATAAATACACTTGACCCGGCAAAGTAATAGTTGAGGATAATTTATAGGTTTTGGCGGGAAAATAAACAGCAACCTGATTTGTATTTCCAAAATTGATAGCGGCTTGAATGGCAGCAGAGTCATCAGCCACACCATCACCCACAGCACCATAGTCCAATACGTTAACGGACGCGCCGTTAATCATAGAAAAAGAAACTTTAGTGAGACTCATGATTTTCCTTAAACAATGTATGTGCAAGTAAACGTCAACGAGGTGCTTGCTGCAATTGTTGTAGTGCCAAACAATCTTGTGTCATTTGAGAGAACGGTATACGCAATAGTTTGCGCTCCATTCGTACCTGCGCCAATTGCTTGACCAGACGCACTAAAAGGCACAGCCCCGCAAAGCACACCGCCAGTTGAAGCAAGTGCCAGCGATGTGGTGGCATTAAGAACTGCTGTTACTGTTACAGAGCGTCCAATTTTTGTGTAAGTTCCAGATGAACTGAAAGTTCCAACAACAGTAAGACCTGCTCCTTGTGTTGGCGTCCAAGTACCTTCCTCATAATCAGCAAACAATTCACTTGTGCCTGTGCCCGGTGTGGCAGAAAAGTCAATACCTTGACCGTTGGCAACAATAAGACTACCTGTTGATAATGTAAGTTGAGTTGCGCTAATTGCACGACCCGCTGTTAAATTGGCAACAGACACCTGTTTGGTTGTACCGCTTTGGACAATTGGCAGTACTTCAGTTCCAGCAAGAGGAATTGTTGATGCTGTTAGCGCGGAAATTTTTAAATCGGCCATTTAAATTCCTCTTTAAAGATAATTAACTTCAATTGTTGAATTGACTGGAGGTGCTTCAGAAAACACTAAATTTGCACCAGTCAATGAATATGTATTTTTTTGCTGATACACGCCGTTGACAAACACAGTTGTGGTGTTTTCATTGGTTGGTGTAGCACCTAACGCAAACGTGGTGCTTGATCCAGTGCCTGTGGCATTAAAAATTACAGGAACCTGAACAGCAGTTCCGCCTGCTGCACCAATACCCCAAATATTGTCGTAAGTAGCAATTAGCACATTTAAGGAAGTGTGCAATACAAATTTATATTGTGTTGTTTCTGTTAACCAGATTTCACCACTAGGCACGCGACCTGCCGAATCCAAAATAATTGGATTGGTGTGTGCCGTACCACCGGATGAACTGGTGTATGTGGCAGCGGGTGTTGTAGTACCTGCCGCATAGGTGTACAACTTGCCGCCTGACAAAATGACACCATTGTTGTCAAAAAATTGAGCCGCTACGCCGCCCACGGGAGAGAGATTGACGGCCATTTAGGTCACTCCAAAAGAATTTGTCCACCATCCTCTTGGACGAGGTTGTCGCCAGATTCGGTGAGAAGGTTGCCTACTGAAGCGCCGCTATCGCGTGTACCTGAAAACAACGTGACAATGCCGCCTAGGCCAAGACCTACCGCGTTGCGAAAGGCTACACCGAAGCTCATTGCTTGTTGATTGGTTTGCAGTAGGCAGTACCGTCAGCGCCGCCAATTCGCAGCACGCTGACGCGCCAAGGTGCACCGCTTGTGCTCAAGGTCAGGACAAACGGGATAGGCGTGTACGCAGGGATTGGTGTGCTGGCGCTGGTAGCAACAGCACCAACACCAACTTCGACATAGCAAGGC